TGCTGATATCTGTACTTGCTTTAACCGCGTGTGCTCAGGAAGTGCGTAAATGCCCGCCGCCATCTAACGACCTGCTTACACCGAGTGGTGAACTGTGGACAACTGACGGTGACCCCGAAAAGGCCGCTACGGTAATTCCACATAACGGGGAAGTTCTGATGTCCGACCGGGACAGAGTGTCCCGGTGGCAAAACTGGTGGGAAGGTTGTAAAACCTTATGAGTATTCCCACACGATAACCAGACCGTTACCACCACTGCCGCCGGTCTGTGCTGTACCACCGCCGCTGGAAATGGCACCCGTACCACCTGAACCAAACGTACCTGCTACACCTGCACCGGTACTCCCAGATGGAGGAATACCTGTTGCTGAGAAATAGGACGCACCACCTTCACCACCAATCAGGTTGCCCGATGTGGTCAGAACTGTAGAGCCACCATTACCACCACGGAGATTAACCGAACCATTAGTACCAATGCCCCCCGCACCACCAACAAATTGACGAATGGTGTTGTCTGGGAAAGCAGTGGCCCCACTACTACCACCACTTCCACCTAAACCAATGACTGTTCCAAAGCTGGATTGACCACCGCTCGACGCTGCCGACCCACCATTACCAACTACAACTGTTTGGCTGGCGGGAATGGTTGTAAGATACCCCAGAGCGTAACCACCTGCTCCACCACCCGAACCAGCCGACATTGTACCTGAGGATGTGGTAACAGTCGACCCGCCACCGCCGCCCGCACCTTGTACTTCGACAATGATTAGTTTGGTGTTGGATTGTGGGACAAAAAGGCCACTACTTGTGAAAACGGTTCGCTTAATCAATCGTCCCGGTGTTGCTGCCATTAATGCATCATACAACTGACTAGCCGACCCCGTGTCAATTACACCGTTAGGTGTGACACCCGCCACGTTGAGAATACGTGCAAAAAAACCATCCCAATCATTAGCCCAGTCTGCTTCAAAGTAAGAACCATCTTCCGCCGTCGGTGATGTGCGGTTCTTAAATGCGCCCTGTGGTTGCTCCGTCGTGGGATTTTCAAACCGCCCTGGATAACGGTTGCTACGGTCTAAAGCCATTGTTCAAACTCCTATAAATCCGGTCGCTTGCGCCAGTGAGTCACCAAACTGAGTCGATGAGTCACCTGCCTGTACGTAATCGTAAGCCTCAAGGAAACCATTGAATCTTACACCCTGTGGCTTCGGAACGAAAGAGGCATTGAGAAGTGCCCATCGTTCGAGGTCTGTGATTTGCCCGTAGAATTCCACGGAGAAACTCATATCCTCGCCGTCAACCAGACGGGTGACCTGTGCGTTAGGCAACAGGAAGTTCAACCCACTGATAATATCTTCAATGGTTGAGTATGAATTATTTTTTAAAATCTTAGATTTAATTGCCAGACGATACAAGTTGTCCGACATCAACATTGACTGGTCAACGGATGGCGCACTACACATTGCTGAAGTATCACCAAATTCAGCCGGACCATTGACATCGCTGGCGCACATCGCTGTTTCCATCGTGACTTCACCCATGAAGTCACGGGGTATCACTACAATACGACCAATAACGTCGAGTTGTTCACCTTGTGCGTAATCAATCGAATACATGATGCGCACAGCTGTGGCCACGTCTGCAATCTGTGCGGCCAGTCTACGTGTGATGTTATACCACGCGACAGCCTTTGGCTTGTTACGATACTGAGCATAGATGCGATTTGGAGCATCTGACTCATTTGCGACGTAGCCGCTGACAATTGTCAGCGGTACGAAGTAGGGAGCGGGGAAGAAGTTCATCAGTATTCACATGATTTCACGGGGGCTACATCGATGATACTCCATGAAATCATCGACAGTCAAATTAATGGTTGCCGCAGAGTGTTAACTCCGGTTGAAATATACATACGGATGGCCGAAATTGGTGGTGTTATTATTAACGCCCGAAACCATGGCGACAGCGTTGTATCGGCTGGCTTTGTTCGGGATCTTCTGCTACCTCGGCGTAGGCCGAGGTAGCTTGATGCGTATCTCTTCATTCTTCATAAAATGAGTTTTGGCTCACGACGCCAGGCATACAGTATTCAGAAGGAAGCCCCGCATTGACGGGGCTTAACATGTCTTACTGAGCAACCCCGGGGAGGGTCACCCCCTTATCAACAAGGTACTGAGCCAGTCCACTACTGTCCCCATCATACTCGGAAATCAATTTTTGGATTTTGCTCTCATTCGTTTCGACCGTGAACTGAACCAGTTCATCAGCGCGAACCTTGATACAGTAGCCATTGTTAGCATTCTCAATAACACAGAAGCCACTTTCTGACCATCTTACAATCGACTTTTCGGATGAATAACTGACAATATCTCCTACTTCGATAGGAGATTGTCCATCCCACAATTTTACGTCTGCCATTCTCAAATGCCTCATGAAGCGGCTATCGAGCCGAAAGTTAACCATCCCACTGATGTATACACTATGCCCTCAGCACCTCCTGCCTGTGGTCGCAGATAAGGTACTTTCTCCCCTTGGGCTGGCTTATAGGATGCATAGATATTGGCTGCGGTGTTTATCTCAGAGCTATATGTCTGTGTCCAATCGTTTCCAGAAACGAACCAAGGCCCTCTATGAGAATACATTGTGAACATCTGCCGAGTTGCATTATCTGTGCTATTCCCTCGGCATTCCAAAACCATTGCCCCTGATGAACCATCGAAAAGAGTAAAACCAAATGTAGCACTACTATCACCAACAACCCTGTTGTTAAGGATCCGAGTGTAAAAGCACGTACCAAATGTTTTGATTACCGGGATGCTCTTCGTTCTCCCCGCACCAGTCGCCGCATCATAGTTTATGATGTTGTCTTCGATGACCGTTCTCGCGGCCTTTGACAAGAAGATTATCTGATCTTCATCGTCCACATTATATTTTGTAATCTGGTTCCTGCGGATAATGCAGTCATCCGCCGATGCCGCCTGGATTACTAACCCCTTATTATTAGTAGGGTCGGTAGCTGTGTTCTCTTCAACTATACTGCCAGCCGATGACAGGTATAATTGCACCCATCCTTTGAATGTATTATTACGTATTACAGGATTTACCATCTGCACTGACAAACGGGCGGTGGTACTTTTATTTTCTATAAAGTTGGCTTCCATCACAACCTTAGAACAATTAGTAACACGCATAGGAACAGTCTGTGTGCAATTTTCAGACATCAGGAGCTTGTTCCCTCTCATCTCCAACAAGTCTACATTGAAGGAAGTCACCGAGTTTATAAACCTGGCTGACCCCGTGATCGTGAACTGGTTATCATCAATTGTGGCGTAAGCCTTACCAATAGAAATGCAATTGTACGCAGCAGAATAAACATAGTTTTGAGCTACATAATGTCGGTGATCCTGTACAGATGATGCCCACCAGGAAAGCATAATCCCACCGCGCTGCAATTCAAATCCGTTCTGTGGGCATTTTTGTAAATCAGCCTGTAGACCATTGATGTAGTTACCTACAACATCGGCTGATGCCTGAACAGATACACCGATATAGTGATTCAGCAGTGTATTATTAATGATTCGAGCTGAGGTGGTTGCCTCAGCCTTAATGGACATGGTGTAACCCCATACGAGGTTATCTTCCATGGTAATGTAAGTTCTCTTATCAGCAGATTCATCTGCCTGCCATTCAAAGTCCGGTGGGTAGATGGTGGAAGTACCACCATTACTCCCGTACTCTGCGAAAATACCGATATATCCACAAAGAGTACCGTTATACACCACGTTGTTGTTAGGAGATGTAAGTGCTGGGTCGCATACAAAAACGCGCTTATTAATCGCAGTGTTACGCCGGATAATCGTTTTTGGGCTTGCACCAGACCAGATAGCCCAACCAAAATGATCGACAGACTCATTGCCACTGGAACCTAAAGGTTGGTTAGCTGAAACGTTGTACAGATAAATGTTCTCTGCCAGAGCCATAGAACATTTCCAGAACTGGATACCTGAGCCATAAATCTCGTTCATCCTAACATTTCGTACTACTGGCGAACGGCAGTAACTAAAACGCAGACCAAGGGTGCCATCTGAATATGGTGTAGGATGTGCGCCTACCCCCATTGTTTCATAGGTGGGGCCACCTTTATTAACTTGACGGGTATAGTCGATATTAAGATTTTCAACAGTTACTGACTCCACAAAGACGCCTTGTGTGGTCGGCTGCCCCCCAAATTCAACAAGGAACGGTTCACTGAACGGCCATGATGCACCGGGAGCATTAGCAACCGGATCAACGTTATCGAATGTCCAGGTGGTTCCACCATCGGAGCCTCTGATAGTGCAAGGCTTACCATTATAGATAGCAAATTTATGGCGAGTAGTTCCCCAATTCACCTCACCTTTAGGGAACACTAGCGTTCCACCATTCTGCATAATATATTCAATAGCCGCCACACATGCAGAACCACAGGCGACACCGTCTCCAGTCACGCCAAATTTTGAAGCAGGGATTTCCGTTAATACGTCCTGGACTGTGCCACCCTGAAACAATCCTATAGAGGATGCCCCAGCACTTGAAGCCAGGTTTGAGCGAAGAGGGAGGTCGGTATCACATGCCCAAAAACCAACGCCTAATCCACCGGTGCTATCCACAGTGGAATCAGCGGGTACGGTTACGGGGTATGTGCCCGTCCAGTAATACAGATAGGTGCCGTCACTGATGCGGTCAAGGTTACTATTTAAAGTACCACCAGTAGTAAATGATACCGTACTCTTAACAGCGCTCACGATTGCTGTAGCCGCGTTAGCTGCGGAGTTAGCCGCATCTGTGGCACTGGTTGCGGATGCAGTCGCGCTGGTTGCGGCAGCTGTGGCAGAAGCCGATGCACTTGATACAGCCGCCGATGCGGAGGCTCTCAACTCATCAACCTGCCGGAAATTATCATCCAGTTCGTCCCACGTTAAGGGTCGACCCAGGTCTGCGCGTTTGATAATGTTCATACGATAGTCACCGTGATGTTTGATGTTGTCCAGCGGGATAATTCGTTAAACTTAATGGTAACATTCGCAGTACCGCTATTCAACGTCATGCTGTTGACGTAACTGTTACCGTATGAACCAATGACTTTGTTAATAGGTGTGTAAAGTGAACTATATGGGACTGTTTCACCGATATCAAACCCGTCGGGCTTAAAGCCGTACTCCGTCGGAATCAGGCCACCCGCGGCATATTCCATGATTGCGTCCCGAATAAGTGGTTCGAGAGTTGCCTGAGACGGTAGAGAACCATCATCTTTGATTTCGATGACCACGACCATATCCACATATACGGGGCGACTGAATTTGATATTTTTGGTCATCGTGGGGTAAGTAGGCGACGTGACCGTGACCGTTACTGGTGTACCAGCCTGATAAAGTGTAACACCCGGATTCTTTTTGAGGTAGATAGCCATTGCTACGTCGTCATCCGTACCACCATCGACGATAGGTGCAATACTGTGACCGGGCTGACCATTGCTGTCGGTTGTGGCTTCGTCGTTCTCATAGACACGTACTCGACGTACACCATCCACATTGAACAGTTGACCCAGCATTGAATCGACCTGGTTACTACCCGGCAGACCTACTGCCGTCGCTCGTTTAAGGCGTAATGATCCATCCGATTCGGCAGATGTGCCGGGTGTTGCGGGAGTGGGGTTATTAACTGATACCAGTCCAGCAACCGTGTCCACAATGGTTGTAATGGTGTTGGCGTCCGCTTCAATTTCGCCAACTGTGGTACATGTGATATCGACCGTTGCGGTGCCTGAACTATCCAGTGTCCACGTCTGGTCGAGCGTGAATCGATAACCTGTCACAGATGATTCAAAGCGTGTGCCCGCAGGAACCTGAGTACCAGCAACACCCTTCAACACAAATCCTGTAACAGTCGACGCAGTACCTTCACTCCTGACGGTACCTGTCAGCGCGCAAATTACATCGAGGTCATAGCCGCTGGCTTTATTCGGGTCTTTGGAGTTGTACGCCTGTTGCAACACTTCGTCGAGCGCGGAGAAGATTTCAGCATCGTGAGCTATCTTCAACCCATCGGGGGTAGACGGGTCAAGATTCCAGTTACTGTCAATATCCAGATATAACTGTTTTTCTTCGTCAAACCAGTCATTCTGTGACTTTACACTATAGCCGGTACTGGTTAATTCAGCCATTCTCGGTCACCGTTAATAATCCGTAGGAGGTCAACACGCTGGCGGTGACCGTATAAGTTTTGTTGTCGATGTCGAAATCGGTACTAAAACTGGTTAACTGCAGGACACCAGGAGTACCAGAGATACGTTCACGAAGGCGTGCTTCGCGGACATCCATAGAAGTTTGTTTGTTGAGTATCTCCTGAAACCACGGTGTGCCGTCGGTAACATCCCGGAAATACTCACCCAAAAACAGACGCAGACGGGTACGTATCGTCTGTTCTATTTCCAGTTGTTCAGCGATGAACATCGAACCCTGGGTAACAATGTCACCGTCTTCATCTAATTTACGTACTGTCATCAGTTATTCGGCCCCGTATTAGAACCACCGGAAGCAACGCCACCATGAGTGTGACCATTGAGTTCTTTACCATCCAGCACCAGAGAGTTCAGTGCGGTGATGTTCCCGTCTTTATCGATAGTCACACCATTGATACTCACTGTGCCGTTCGCAAGAAGTTGGACGTTGCCGTTCCCATTAGCCATTATGCACGAACCATCACCCTTTAACCAGACGTACTGCGACGCGTCAACATTGCGCAAGCGTATCCCATCGTTAGAAAAACTTGCAATCAGGTTATCAAGTGAACGAATTCCCGGTACAAACATTGCGTCCTGTTTGTGGTGAAAGCGTTTAACGGGGTTAGCAGCAATGCCGCCGGTCTGCTTCCATCCATCGATACAACGTTGACTGAAATGTACCATACCTTCACAACCCGGATTGACGGCGAATTCCAGTACGAAGTCATCGCCCGGGAAACTTACGGGAACGTCCACGATGGGTGGCGGGTCGAACGTAGTTTTAGCGACATCATCAGTCCGGGTGATTCCCAGTTGAATCTGCGCACGTTGAGTATCCGGGTCGAACGTCAGCACGTAACCCGGGATACACGTGTACACGTCCTTCATGTTCTCGAAAAACGTGTCATTGGTGACGTTCTGTAAAAACGAGCGGCGCTGGTTAATGTCGGTCATGTCGCCCTCCTGTGAAAATAATGTCAAGTATACTATTGACAGTTACGTCAAACAATGTAATTATTCATTCACAGGCATATAGCACATGTGTCTTTAGCGGTCCGGGGTGTCCTATTCCTTCGCATCAGCGGGTAGCCGAAATGTGTAGCCATCGACTGGAGGTGGTCCAATCTTGCTGACGGGTAAGCCGTAAGTGACTAGAGTAATGTTGTGAAACATAACAACAGTTGCGAAACATGACAATGATAGCGAGATAGTTGAGTTAAGGGGCAGCCTTTACCTGAACTACTCAGCCCGCTGTATCATCTCTCTGTAGCGTTCACCCGCCCTCCGTGGCGGGGTTTTTTTTTTTATAAATCCAAAAGTGTCGTAACCTGGCTGGCAACATTCGTTGCGGCTGTCTTCACATTGATGTAACCACGCTCAATCAGTCCTGATATGGATGTACTGGAAACATCGTTACTGTTCAGCTGATACTGTGCCGGTTGTGAACCGTTCGCCACACGGTCAAGCGTGACAATCTGCTGTAGTTCAGCAACAAATATCAGTCCATTCTCATTCTCAGGGTCTTTAGAGCGCCCGATACGCCGAATGACCATATTGTTCAGCGTGATTTCGCCCGTATCCACTGTGAATACCTGACCGGAGTACATGAAATCGAGCAAAGTGTTCAGTGTTGTACTGGAACGAGTTTCATTTGAGCCGCTCAACCACCCTGCGAATAGACCAGCACCTGCGGCAATAAACGGATTGTCATCGACGAGATTCGTCAACGCCCCGGTAAAATCAGTGATACTAACTTTCAGTGGGTTGTTCGATACCGCACCCGTCATCGTGTAACGAATAGGTTGGTAAATGATATGGTCCGCAATTGGCGTACCTGTTTCAATAGGGTACTGCACGATATCCACGCTGGCATCAAGGTCATCAGACAGGACGGCATCGAACTGAAGCGACCCAAGCTGTGGACCGCGCTTTACCAGAAGGTTAATTAAACTCATAACATGTACGCCTTACCTTGTCTGAATCGTTCCTCAACACGCCGCCACACGTCACCGACAGTAATGTAACCTTTATGGTCCGTGTCAAGTCCTGCGTTCTGATTGTACGCTCTGGAAGGTGATGTGTACATCACGGTAGTGGAAGGTTTACCGATGAATGCCGGACTAAATACAGCCATGTACACATCACCCATTGTTTTGTAACGCCCTTTGTACTGATTGAGATAATCAGTAATCGGACCCTTCACCTGTTCGGCTGCAGTCATTGACAGGATGATATTTTTATTACGACCATACTTACTCTGAAACGCACTCGTCCAGCCGGCATTAGTAAACTGAATCAGTCCTACCGCGCCGGATTTGCTGTTTTTTGACTGTGGGTTGAAGTTAGACTCAGCAGAGATTACAGCCATAATCCAGTTAGGACTGATACCCAGACTTTGCCCAAGTTTACGCACCTCAGTACGGAAATCCTGTTGCTGACTGGCATCCTCACCCTGCACACCCACGCGACCGTAAATAAGACGATTACCAACGTCAGCATTTGCCGTGGTGGTATCCATTGACCCGGCGCGCACAGCTTTGACAAATGTGTACCAGTCGGGACCGTGTGTATCGCCGGTATGCTGAATGGTCTGAACGTTCCAGTCACCTTCCAGTTTAGCGTCGACGGTTGTCTGGAACTCCACCGCGCCGAAATCGAATTTAGGCCATTTTGACTCGATATTGAGCACCGATGCGGGTGTCATACGGGGGTCAAGACGCATTTTAACGTCACAGAATACGCCATCAATGCCGCCGTGAAGCGTGGGTGCGTCAATCATCCCGGTGGCGGAACTGATTTTGATGGGCGTGGCTTTACGGTCATCAGATGGAAATCCGACGAACACCTGTCCGGCGTACAGATGCCATTCGAAGCCATATGCTTTGGCCAGAATGTCAAGTTCCTTACTGATATCGGAGCTGACGTTATAGCCCCCAGCCATGACAATAGAGGTAAATTTATCCACACTATTGACAAGATATAGTGGTTTCGACCAGTCCTGTGCGAGACTGGTCAAGACGTCAAACAATGTCACCCCCTTACCGAAACTCGCACTCGTTGTCCCACCGTCGAGCACGTTGCTACCGCTGCGACACGTCACACGTGTGATAATATCGGTACCGTCACGAATAGTGAAAACATTGGTGACAAATCCGGTAAAAATCTGACCCATACGCGACTGATACCCGGCGCGAAAAACAACGGTCTGGTTCGGTTCAATCTTCGTTGTCGGTGCGAGGTTCCACAAGCGAAACTCACAGGTGCTCAGGCTGTCGCCGGTATACGTTGTTACATCGAACGAGCACCGGAGCATCGGGTACGACTGCGTAATGAAATTCTTCGTATCAATGAGTATTTCATACTGGCGCAAATCCATTGTCAGTAACTCCTTTGCCGGGTCTGGTCAATTGCCTGTGGATACACCTGTGTCTCAAGATGATTCACGGTATAACGACCAATTGCATTACCGTCCAGTATCACGTCACCCTGTGTGGTGAAATTGCCGTTAAGCTGAATCGGACGGTTTATGGACTCCATAATCTGAGTCAGTTGCTGACTTTGCTGTGCGTAATTGTTGGTCACCGGACTTGCTTCGGCACTGTATGAACCGTCGTTGGTTATACTTTTATCTTTCGTCGGTTGCTGCCACACAAATGATTGATACGGTTTATCTTCCGGCTTCCGGGTGTAGTCGTAATCTGGTTTTGATGGATTATTCTCGGCGCTAAAAGACCTCCCAATATCACGGGTATCGAATCCTGTTTTCTCCTTGATCCACTCCGCTGTATTATTGGCACTACCAACAATATATTTATCATACCAGTTACCACTTATGATATCCGTCGGTAAATCAGGGTGTGCTTTCAGCCAGTTTGTAAAACCCGTGGCAGCAGACAGGAAACTATCGGACAAGGTTTTGATGCTGGGTGCGAGAACATCTGCAATAGTGTTACCCAGTCCTTCCATTTTCTGTTGAGTGTCAATTATGGTCTGATTGATCGCATCCAGTGCCGCATTATGTTTCTCGGTGTAACCCAGTTCAGCGGCACGGGCTTTTGACACTTCCAGCGTTGTAGCGCCGAACTCCTGCCACACTCTGACGGTAGCCGGGTCGAGACCTAAAATATCCGCTACGTTGCTCTGACGCGTCGTATCGAGGCGCTGGAACTGCCCGGCGATGTCGCTGTAAATATCTTCGCGTGTACGCCCGGTGGGATTATCGACACGAATTCCCGCAACCGCCAGTTGCTGAATCATCCCGGCATCACCGGTCTGAATACGGTTAATCCCACGCTCGATATTTAAAAGGCTATTTGTCGTTGCTTGCCGGTCACCTCCACGCTGTTCAGCCAGTGCGCCAAGTCCGTAAACCTCAGATGGTCCGAACTGACTGGTTGCAAGCTGGTTGTTCAGGTCGTAAGCCTGTTGTGCTTTCTTCGATTCAAACGCCCACGCTGCGCCGACACCCGCAGCAACACCGGACATCGCAAGTCCGGCACCTTTGAATGTGGCGACCAGACTCATGATGCGTGATTTTGAATTTTCTACACCGGTTTTAACACCCTGGTCGAGCGACTTGCCGACATCGTCCATCTGACCACCGGTTTTCTCCGCCGATTTGCCGAGATTGTCAATGTCTTTTTCAGCCTGTTCAGCACCTTTACCATCGTAAGAGATGCCGAGACCGATGAGGAACTGAGTGATGATATTAGCCATTATTCGGGCACCCACAGAAGATGGTTGTCGACGCCGAGGTTGTCAATGGTTACCTCATCGCCCACAAAGAAGAAGCGACCCAACCCGGCGCGGTATGCTTTACTGACCTCAGCATTTGGGACAAGCATTGCACCTGTGATGTAGTTGATACCATCCTGTGAGACAGTCATTGTCCACGCGGGCTTGTCGGTATAGCTGATGTAATCCAGCGCAAAGTCGAGAACGTTATCGCCCAGCTTGACCGTGAAGGTCTGATGAGCGTTAGCCGCGCCATTATTTAGGGGAATTTCTTGCATTGTTCATCGCCTCGATATACTTACCCTGCAATTCATCCATCGCAAAGTGAAATTGTTCGACTTCAGCAAGCGATATTGTACCATCTTTTAACTGCGCCCATGTACAAAGAGGTGGACACACTCCCTCGATACCCGTGCAAACCCGCATAAAGTACCAGTTAACCGGGCTGGGCCGCCCGGTGTCCCTTACTCGTCTTTGTTTGCGTTTTGCACGTAATCGAAAAAATCAGCATAAACCCACAGGAACAATTCTGCCAGCAGAGTGTTTAGCGTCATCATCTTACCAGGAAAATCATTCACTGTGATTTTAGTGTTAGTACCAGCCGTCATTGCTTTACTCAGAAGTACATCGGTAATACGTTGCTTGATGTGATGCGGTACAGCAGTGAGCAACAGGGTTACATCTTTGACACCGAGTTCGCCGCCGTTTTTGTAAACGTTGGCGGCATGTGCGATAAACTGTGCGCTCACCAGGGATAATAGTTCGTCCTGCTCGATTGCGGAAGGCATCGCGGCGTTTACGGTGATGTCGCCAGCGGTAAAAGTTTTAATGAGTGACATTCTTATTTCTCCGGTTGTTAGTCGTTACAGTGTACCCCTGACGAAATCATCAATCAATTATTGACGGACTCGTCAAGGTGGGTTATAGTTATCCTAGCAGAACAACAGGAGAGTAGAGAAATGATTCACAAATTTAAAATTCAGTTAGCAGTCATCATGGCTGCGACAATTTACTGCAGCGGTGCCCACGCTGCACAAGGTGATCAGTTCCAGATTTATGACGGACAGACCGACACGATTTGCACATATCATGAAAACGAATTTGGTTATGCGGAAAGTGATGACCCAGCATATATGGGTACTGGCGTTTGCTGGCGTAAAGATATGATGGATAAAGCAGACTTTCACATTCGGAGCAAAAGAAAATGAAAGTAAAAATCTTGCAGCAAGAATTAAAGGAAGACGGCGTTTTAACAACGTACTCTAATGGTCATGTTGAAATGCTTCCGTATCTAATTGACGAAAACGGGGAAGAGTACGTTGAGATGTTCCCCAACGACATTGAACAACATTAAGTATTTAGCAAATAACTAAGGGGCCTGATGGCCCCTTTTCATTTAGCTTGCCGGACCCTTACTTGGCGTCCAACTATTAAACTCGAAAATCCACTGGTCATCGGTAATTGTCTGACCACCGCGCCCGCGCGGCCCATCGTTCACAATCACACCTTCTGCGCCGACAGCAGCATCGAGTGTGCCAATCTGAGTATAGGTCAACTCGATATTGGCCTTACTCAGAAACAGCCCGTTGATGTACGCAGAGTCAGCCGAGCCGGGGTTGAGGTTCAGCGTGACACGACGACCCGGGTTGATGCGGTCCAGACGAATAGCATTACCACCCAGACCACGACGTAACGCCGTGGATGCGTCAATCGGCTCGTCGGTATACGGCGGGTCAGACTCCCCGAAATCAGTAATGATTCGGCCATTAATTGTGATGACCGTGTTACTTGTGGAAAAGTTTTCTAATGACATCGGTCATTCTCCATTAATAAACGTCAACTGTGACATCACAGATGCGGATGCTGCCAGCTTTGAACACACGCATGTTAATCGGTGCAGACTTGCGTGCCGCGCGGTCAGAATCGGACAGGTCGAGAATATCCGTCGCTTTGGTCAGTACTTCAAAGCCATCGGTGTACGCTTCCAGACCGGTGTCAGGACTGGTGTATTTGCGCGGACCGAGATAACGGTTACGGATGTACTGTTTACCGACACGTTTAGCCGCACCGATGAGCGCTTCCTGACCGACCGGAGTCTGCGGAAGTTTGGTGGTCTGGTTAACGATGGTGTTGTACAGTTCCACGCGCAGAGAGTTCACAAATGCGTCCAAATCGACGATATCGGAAATAGACTCGCCGTAGGTACTGTGCGACCACGTTTGCAGCCAGCGACCGCTGTCGGTGCTACCTTGCAGGTCCAGCATGCTGTAGAATGCGCAACGTTTGGTGACCATCGCGTTCTGTTCGGTGTCGGACAGGTCTTCGGCAGCAACACCAGGAGATTTCTTGAACTCGGTATCAATGGTGCTGTTGTCAGCGCTGTAATTGACCGAGGCAGAATGCTTGATGAGCGCATAGGCTGCATACGGGTCGGTTGCATGAGCAACGGTAAACGCGTGACGATAGCCCAGCGTGTTCAGCTTCGAACAGATGTCATCTTCGGCGTCCGGGTTGCGAATTTTAGCCACAGCCTCACCGGTCTGACTGTTCGGGAACATGACACTGTTCTCTTCACACCAGGATGCAATCAACAATACGTTTGCCTCTGTTGCCAACACGTCTTTGGTAACGAGGGTCCAGTACCAGTAATGCTTATCGAACGCCTTAACCAGCGTTGCTTTGATATCGGCATCATCGTCCGCGGTGGCCCATACGGTGAGTTTTGGTACCGCGGGGGTGGAGCCGAGGAATTTGGCACCGGCCTTGTACGTCTCGGTCGTGGGAGCAAAGTCAGCGGCGAGAGAAGAGGTGGAATAGTAGGTACGAACCGTGTCTTTGGTGAAACCGCTCGGGAGTTCGGAGTTTTTAGCAAACAACATCGCGGAAGCGAAGTTCGCCGTACCCAATCCCGCCGGAGAAATCCGGGTTGTGATTGGGATGATTTGTTCAACTGGAAAAGACATTTACGAGTCCTCGTAAGTTACAGTGTGCACACGTTAACCATTATATCGAAATTTCACCGGATTGATAGTTCACGCCGGGTTCGGTATCAACATATCTTAGCTGAAGCGTACCATTTTCGAAATATACCTGGTCCATACCCTCACCAATAGTGAAAGGAACGTGCATAATGTTATTCACTGTCACCGTATTCACCGCTTCGTAAAGTAGTTTAACGATGATTTGAGCACGCTGTTCGAAGTTGCTCGCCTGCAGTGCTGTCAGGTTATTAACAGGTTCAGTGCCACCCCAGCCAATCCCCTTTTGCCACAGGGGCCAGCACACGTCCGGGCGCTTGTGGCATTCCTTCAGCATTTCGGCGTACTGCATTGCCTCACCGCGGAAGAAATTAATTTCACAGGATGCGACAATCTGCGCGCGGACTTCGTACACGATAGTGTTGTTTGTACCGTCGGTCATAACGATATTTGCCTGGCCGCGTTCACGGATGCTCTGACGTGGGCGCACAGACGCGTATGGTCCGTCCGGAGACGGTCCGTTGGGGTCGGCAAGAATACACTCGCTGACGCCCGTCACGTTGAGTATATGCGGCCTGAGAGCCGCAAAGATTTCATTGTTGGTCATAGCGGTCCACAATTACCTTACAGTATTTACGCCACGGACGATTGTCAGTGCGAATGACTTTCCAGCGCTGACCCAGGAATACCCATTCACCATCGAGCGCGATTGAGTCGAGGTCACCATTGTTAACGTATATTTTACGTGGGTCAACGATGCGCTGACCGCCCTGACGCAGGAAATCAATTTCCTTGTCGCTCAGTGGTTGAATGTTCACCGTGAATGCAACCGGTCCGGATGTCACGGGGGTCCAGATACCGTCCACGTATGAGCCAGATTTACCCACGTGTGTCGCCGGTACAGATTTAAACACGTTGTCAATATGACCACGCATTGACAGACTCATAAGATACCCTCATCAGGTTTTTCGTTGCTGACCTTATACGTCACGCTTGCACGTAAAGCACCAGTGTCGATAAGTGGATTACTGGAACCCTTCCGAGCAATAGTATAAGGGCTGTTTGGGGGTTGCTGTAAATCAGTCATGTATTGCTGAACTGCACCAGCTGCAAACGCACCTACTTGCTCCAGCACCTGTTCAAGCGGCAAATCATTAGCTACACCGTGAGCAATGGTGTCCACGATATCCTGTTTACCACTCTCCACTCCGGGGACGAGCCAGGGACGAGGAGGGATAGGTGCAGGATTACCGTACAATTTGTTATTCGGGTTACCGTAATTCAGCAATGCGCCCAGCTGTGCGTTAGTAATTCCCGAGTCAGGATGTTCACCCGCGTCCTCATGTATCCCAACAGTAACTACGCGATTACTGGCTTTAACAAATCGCCCTAGCCTGTCGCGGATGATACCTTTAGCTTTTTGCAATTCTGTAATGTTGACTGACATGGTGTGCCCTCATTTGTCAAGACATTATCACACAACGTTGCACCGGTATCCACATACCCCGTTGAAACTCGTTCGGGGTACTTCATCGGGGTATCAAAAACTCTTTAGTTTTCTGTTACTTACTACTTATTACCCTTATACCCTTATAAAATAGTAATTAGTATAGTAGTAAGATAGTAAAAGAATGTATATAGACAATATACAAACGGTAATAAGAGGGAAGAGGGAATATAGCAGGAATGTACGGGGTTTTCGGTTATGCTCGTAAGCCTATGATTGTGAAAGCAAATTCGCCACCCCTATACCTGGGGTATTTTGGGGTAAAATGAGGTATTGACGAACGCGTCAGCTACTGCTACACTAATTTTGTAAATTACAGAGAGGAATAACACCATGTCATTTGCAGCTTATATTTTAAAAAAAATAAATTCTGTTCCAGAAGAGAGTGTCCCTCAAGATGTCGCACAGCCATCACAGAGACTGATACGAATTACAAAAAGTGGAAAACCAGATGGTCGAAGTCTGGCACGAGGGAAGCCCAAAACCCGGAGACGCGTATCACGTGGGGTAAGGTCGTATGAGCGTATCATCCTCCTTGACGCCCTTGAAAGAGCAAAACCAGGCGATGAATTCACATGGAACTGGAGAACGAAAGCAACATATTCGGACATTAAATTGCGAACTGCACAGTTAACATATGTATACAAAACCGCGTGGATATACGGACACAAGGTCTCACTTTCCGCCAGACCGGGATACATGGTGATTAAATATGTGGGCAGTAATGCATAAGTCCGGAACAGTTTTGTTCACAACGAAAGATGAATTTATCGCGCTTAACCGCGCACAACATGGCTGGAGAGTTGAAGAAATGAGTGAAATGAACATTTATCTGTCACGTCCTGGTGCACGTATCCCAACGTATGCAACGTCAGGAAGCGCGTGCTTCGATATTTATGCCGTACTCGATGAACCAGTGCCAGTTTGCAACGGTGAGCCTGTAATCATTCCTACAGGGCTTAAATTTGATATACCAGTTGGGCATGCTTTGATGATTTACTCACGCAGTGGTCACGGATTTAACAGCGATGTCCGTCTGTCAAATTGTACCGGTGTCATCGACAGTGACTACACTGGTGAATTAATGGTTAAGTTGACGCAGGATGTTGACCATCATGAAGGTGTGTTCTGGGTTAATCACGGTGACCGGATTGCACAGGGGATGCTGATTCCAGTCGAACAAGTGACGTTTAAGAAAATCAATGAACCTCCCCAACAGAAAACTAACCGTCATGGTGGTTTTGGGAGTACCGGAAGTTAACTCACGATACCACCCTGGTGGAACGCTTGCTGTTTGGCACGGTGAGTGTTACAGTCTCCACACGGGCAACATTAAAGTTACGGATGTAGCGCCTTCACAGGTTGGTCCGCCCGGTATCATTTAACTCCACAGATACCGGATTCACAGAAATGGCCACACGCATTCCACAAGAAGTAAGAGAGAAACAAATCGCCGAACTTTGCGAGGGTACGGTTTATTCCTTTGTCAGGTGGGTCGGTAAGTTTAAGGGTGTCAGGTCAAAATTCATATACACATGCGAAAAGCACGGTGAACAAACTGGTAAAGTTGAACATTTCATGAACGGTACCAGATGTCCGATGTGCGGCGTAAGTAAACGCATGTTCAGTCAAGAAGAAAGACAGAATCAATTCGAAAAAGAACTGCAAAACACTATCTATAGTTTCGCCCAGTGGTCACATTACGACGGCAAGAATACAAGCAGAGTCGTTTTCAACTGTCAAAGACATGGGGAATGGGAGACGTCTGTCAGGTCATTTGTTGGAGGTTCTCGATGTCCAAAATGTTCTAGAGAGGCATCATCAGAAAAACAAAGATATGACGTAGAGAAACGAACTGAGCAGATTGTTCAGATGTGTAATGATTCTGGGTACGCCTTCGAAGGCTGGTGTGAAGGTTACAATAACGCCCGTAGTAATTTCAACTGCAGATGTCCAAAGCATGGTGTATGGAAGGTTGAATTCTCCGCTTTTAAACACGGTACCCGTTGTCCAAGTTGTGCTAAGACAGGTTTTAATCCCGATAAACCCGCATGGCTATACTGCCTAATTTCAGAAGACAACTTGTTAAAAGTCGGTATCACCAACGATATTGAAACCAGAATTTCACAGTTAAGAACTTATACTCCGTTCAGTTTTGAAGTTTTGGAGACGTTTAAAAATGTTGATGGTAACTTAATTCGAGAATTGGAAAGACAAGTTCATTTACAATTTGAGAGTGCGAATCTGAAAGGGTTTCAGGGGTGTACCGAATGGTTGAAGTGGAACCCAAAGATTCCACTATGGTTCAGATTTTTAAACGGCTAAAGCCCCCATTCCGATTTTCTTACGTAGTGAGTAGAACTCCTGTCCGAATATAGTATAGGTGAGAAAATCGTTGTTAACTTCCATCATTTGTGGAACTCGATACGCAATTGATTCGTCCCCTACGGATTTTGAGGCAACGTTTAGTCTAGCTTCCGTGTTCGCATCTCCCCCCATACCGTCCGGGTAATACATAGATAGCCAGGCTGCTGCATAGAGAAACATTCCCACCATCTTGTTGGAATGACAGTCCGATTGATATTCCCCCCATCGACGAGAGCCAGTCGCAACATCCCCACGACAAAGCGCATATTGGAGTAATGCATCCGGGAATTTAACGGTATCCTCGAAAATACCCATTCCGCCGGACCAGATGCGAAAATCTGCGATAACTTCAGTGGTGATATTCATATTACACACTCACAGTCAATACGGAGACGGCTTGAAAACATACCCCCGCCTCAACTCCGTGGTATCCGGGAGAGACGGGGGCCGGAAAAGTTATTTATACCTGTGTTAATTAAGAGGCGGCTTTTACTGCCTCAATTTCTTGCTGAAGTCGTGACTTCTTCCAGCGCGCGTCGACTTTGATGCCCAGTTCTTCGGCTTCTGCACGAAGTCCATCGATACTCACATCCTCGACGTCCGATTCAGGGTTCTTCAGTTCGCCCGAAATGACAACCAGTTCACCTGCTTCCTGATATGCACTGACCAGGCTGTAAATTGCCGGAGTAACTTCGAACTCTTTCGAATCACCTGGTGCCAGCATACGTTTCATCACATCTTCTTCACCCGGCATCATGAACGGGCGCGCGGAAATATTTTTTACAGTAATCATAAAATCACCTTTAGTTGCAATACTTACCCGTTGTCATTCTACATCCTTGAACGAGTAAAGAAAAGCCCTCCGAAGAGGGCTTGGGATGTCGCTGAGGGTAGGTATTACAGCATGTCGAGGTAGATTGCACTCAGAGGATAGCGAATTTCAGTGCCCGAAATCTTATACTCTGCCGGTACAGTTACGGCCAGACCTTTATTCTGCGGTGCCAGCATGCGGAACGGAATCGGCTTGGCAACACCCAGGTTGCGGTCGTTCTTCTCGTAAATGAGAACACGGTCTTTCGAACTGTTGGACACACCGCCCGCAGCCAGTTCCGCAGCGGTCAGCTGGTAACGAACCTGAATATCAATTTCCTGCCCGGTCATCAGGGTGAAGGAGTTATTGATTTTAAAATGCTCCATAACGGTACGGTCGGTATACCCAGTCATCAGCGTGCTGTTCATGCGTTTCCACAGGTCCGGGAATACGCGAATGGTATTCGGCAGGTGGAAGTTTTTGGACAGTTTGATGATGTCGAACAGCGGGTCGTTGAGCATGTTGAACAGCTCCTGACCGGTGGCGGTGGTGTAGTCGACGGTCGCCTTAGTCACGGTCACATTGCCGTTATTGAACAGACCAGCCATTCCCAGTTGTGAGTCACCGAAGTAAGCCACTTTCTGACTGTGTTCTTCATAGCCACGATATGCCAGCTGCTGCTGCATGGTGTCAATCGGCATATTCTGAGACGCAGTGGTGCGCAGCTCGTCGATGCTATAGTGACACTCGATGCCGCCGTAGTTCAGCGGTACAGTGTGGAGTTTTGCAGACTGAGCAACGCGTGGCAAGTCCATAGCGTTTGCGCCGATAAACCGGCCAACAGTCACTCCATCATAGCTCCGGTATTGCCAAGTCGTTGAAAACTCAGGAATGCCGGATACAACCGGGATGTCCTGCAGATAGGTGATATCCGCATACGGAGTTGCATAGATGGTCTGCTCAATCTGTGCCAGCTGAGAGATGTAGAACGCGATACCACCGTCAGCATCACGGAATTCAGCCGGAACGTTGATAGCGTTCTGACCATCCAGATACTGTTTTACCCACGGGTTACCCGCGATAGTCTGTGCGTCAAGTACAACGCTGTTTAACTTATCCATTATTAACCCCCAACAACCAGAGACAGTTTAGCCAGACCACCGGCTGTCGCGGCAGTGAGGAATTTAGCGCCAGGAATGGCAACCGACAGAGTTGCTGCGGAACCCTCTGTCTTAGCGAAATCGCCGGTCTGAGTTGCGCCAACACGCAGGAATGCGGCGTCACCAACGGCAACATCCTCCGCTACGGTTACCCAGATTACGCCAGCAGTGAGCACAGATGCCGGACGGTCAACCGGAGCACCGAAAGTTGCGCCGTCAGCGTATGAGCGGTTCAGTTCACGAACCAGTACGCCCACGAAGTCATTAGCTGTGGAGCTGGCAGTTGCAGCCTTAAAGCCTTTCTCGCCGCTACGTACAACACCTTTACCATATGCGACGGTTGCGGTGTCATCGTTAATTTTGGAAACGATATTCGCTACTTGTCCGTCGGCGACCATCCCGGTAAAGGCTGCGTCGTGATTCAGACCGTAGCTGGTTGCAGTAATAGCCATCTATGTCACCCTTATTTAAGTTTACCAGTCTGACGCAGCAGTGCTTCTTGTGCGCGGGACAGTACAGGTTTTGCGTCGGCTACCGGCTGTTTGATGTCTTTAGCGCCATCTTTAGCCAGTTGCTCAAGCTGTGAGTCTACCACAGGTTTCACCGGTTCTTCCACAGCCATGTCGAAAGCGGCTTCAACATAGGCGGCAGATTTTTCAGCCCAGTCAACAGACGGACGTTTAACAGCAAGAGCGGCACGTTTGATTACAACCGGGTCCATGCTGTCACAGGTGAATTCATCGCCAGCAACTTTACGCGCTGAGGTAGTAACACGTGCAATTGCTTCCACGCGTGCTTTCAGGGCTTCGTCGCTGCATTTGGTAGTCAGGTCGGCAACCTGTTCCATTGCTGCGTCGAGTTGAGCCTGTACGGTTTCTTTGGCGGCTTCGGCGTCACTGACACGCTGTTCCAAGCGTTTGAACGCGTCTACTACCGCAGCATCCGCCACATCAACTTTTAGCCCGGTGTCAGTGGTGATTTGATACATGGGTTTTTTCTCCATATTATCGAAGATACGCGCCATTGCACCCGCACGAGCACGGTCAACAATTGCAACGTGGTTAATTTTAATCTGAGTCTGTCGGAAGTCGTATGGTTCACCTTCCGGCGTTGTCCCTGGTGTATCATCATACACCGCCGTGTAACCCGCTGACAACTCACACTTGCCGGTTTCGACAGCCTTAATCGCGTCTTTATCCTTAATAACCATATCCACAATGACGAAATCGCCGTCCTGACGACCGACACTCGTCACAACACCGACAGAAGTATTGCGGTACGTGGAAGCATTGACAAGCGTAGGAGGATGGTTATTCGTGACATCTGCGCCGAGATAGCTCTGAAGTGATTCATCGTTAAACACTTCTTCGGCGGGACGGTACACACGGATAATGTCATTCGGTGCGCGACCTTTTAACCCCAGTTCCGAAGCGAGATATTCCTGAATACCAGTGCGAGCTGCTTTACCCGGCACACGCAGAAATCCCTCATCCGTGTAAACACGTTGGGAATTCAGTGCGAAACTTTTACGGTCATTGTGTGTTACGGTGATTTGCATGTTGACGAGTCCGTCAGAATATGCCATAGTGATAATCGTTAAACACATAATACATATATTTCACAGGAGATACAACATGACCGACATGGTCAATCACCCATCACACTATACACAAGGTAGTATCGAGTGTATTGATGCTATTAAGGCTGCCACCGTCGGTAAAACCGGTATCGAGGCGGTATGCGTGGCAAATGTCATTAAATATCTGTGGCGCTACGAAGAGAAGAATGGCCCGGAAGATGTGAAAAAGGCCCGTTGGTATCTGGAGCGTCTGATTAATGAACTGTCGGAGAGCGACAAATGAACACGCCATACGCATACGAAGTGACAACCAACCGTGGTACGACATATCTGGTCCGCGCGGGCAGTGTGGCGCATAACAACGCTGTTATGTTTGGGTATCAACTAAAACCGTTGTACGAGGGTGAGTGATTATGACAACCATCCCACGCTACCCAACCGGGACACTTGTGAAGTCGTTCCCCAACGGTGTCGTTACGGGTGTTGTTGCAAACGTAATAACTGATGAGCCACCGCGCTACTATGTACAGTGGGACGATGGTACTTACAGCTGTCACGCACAGCGCGATTTGAAACGAGTGGGGACATTGTATGGCAGACTGGATTAAGTGTAGTGAGCGGATGCCACCACTTGGGTGGTTCATCTGTTATAACACCGATATTTGTGAAGTCGCCGAGCACTTCTATGACCCAGTGAAAAACACGTTCACATACACAAATTATGAGGGTGAGCAGGTAGTTGACGCCGAATATATCACACACTGGCAACGATTGCCCGAGCCGCCGCAGGAGTGATTTAATTTGACGAGTTCGTCAGGGATGACGTATAATCAGTTCATCAACAGCAGAGAGGGTGAGACAAAATGAATAACACATTACTTCCAGGCTACAACCGTCCCGTATCAGAGGCGCATATTGCCGATAAAGAACTGTTAAAGGCCGCACAACAGCTTGCACGCAAGCATGAAGATTGGGCGCTCGCTAACGCTGCATTACGTGAGGCGTATGGAAAATGAACTGTAAACCAATCAAGGCGGTAATGCTCCGCAACAATGACAAATTTATCGATGTGGACGGTGTTATCACCGTGACAAACTTCAAAATGAACTTCCTCGAAGATATTGTGACATTTACCGCTATCAAAGAGGATGGTTCAGTATCTCAGCGCTGGGTCGAGATGAATCAACTTGTTAATAAGGTGGTGGGCTAATGGACATTATTAAAGGTGTACTGATTATCCTGCTTACAGGGTGGGTAATTATAGTAACAATCAACACGCTACCTATGGAACTGGAATACAAGTGGCAGGCATGGACAATTGTTGCATTTGGTCCGGTTGCCGTATTTGCCGGACTGTGGGAGGTATGTGTGAGGGTGTTCAAGAAATGACTGTAATCATGTGGTTTCTGTGGCGTCGTTGGCAGTTTAAAAGGTATGCCGGAAAAGACATCAGTTTGACAGCGTGTCACAACAATAATCTATGCGGTTGCCGCAAACACCCTATTATCTATAACGATATGTGCCGCATTGTGAGAGGTGGGAAATGAGTAGAGAGGAAAGATTACGAAAAGTACTTCACGATAATAAAGACCATTTCGACATTGATGAAGACGGTCGACTTATCCCTAAACCGCCCGAACCACCAAAAAGCGGAATGGAGTACAATCCCGAACCACCCGCATTAAACATTGTGATAGGGCTACTCGTTCTTCTGTGGATAATTTACGTATTTACTTAGCCTTATACCGCTCCACTGCTGCCGCTGTAACTGGTCTCGCCACACAGCGGCAATTTATTGGCTGACCTGGAAATGTTGGCACACCATCCACAACTGGCAAATCATCCCAACGAAACACACCTTCACCGAATCCCACATCGCGTTTGGCAACTTCAACATGACTGTGACGTACCCGCTCATCCTGTGACGTCACCCATTTGAAATACTCAATACCACTGTTCGTCTGACGAATGCGGTTCATGTCGCCCTGTATCTTGCTCGTCTGGTCCCGGGCGATAAGTTTAGCGCGACGTTCCGTGATACCAAATTGCTTAACAAGTGCCTGCTCAATGTAGCTGGGGCGCATACCGTTACGCATGTTGGTCATGACGATGTTCTGCACCTGCTCCAGATACTGGGCCGGGATAGACTGAATGAGTTTAGCGTTCTGATACGATGCGGCGCTCAGATATTCCTGCAGCTGTGTATCACCCCCGTACAGGTTGATAGCGAATGAGCGGGCGTTATCCTTTGCCGCAGTCTGTACAAACTGTGACGCGATGGTTTCGGCCTGACGACGAGCAAACGCGCCGAGCCACCGTGTAAGCAACTGGTTAATCGCCGAGGTGATAGTGTCGCTCCAGCCGTCGGCGGTGTACTCCGGCGCAAGCTGTTTCACCAGTGGTACGATGTTGGCGTCCACATCCTCACGAACAAGCCGTGCAACCTGTTTCAGCTGGCGATAATAATTTAACTCTGTTTGTCGTGACATGCTTGACGACCTCGTCAGTATGGTGTAGAGTGTACGTGTTAGTTAAATATTATCACAGGAGAAGAGAGATGACACGTAAGCTCATATACACGCAAGATAGCGTTGGTGAATATACCATTGCGGACGAAACAGAAAAATGGGTAACGGTTGTTGGTCAAGTAGAATCCGAATCTGACGCCAGGCTGTTCTGCGCCGCTCCGGAACTGCTGGAAGCGTTACGGGATTTGCAAGCTCGCGCATGTATTTACGTCAACACTTCGAAAGCTAAAGCAGCCATCGCAAAAGCAACAGGAGAGACAAAATGACATTACTTGAACTATTGCGTCAGGAATTACCGAAGCGTGGCGGTTGGCCGGAGGGTGCGGTAAAAATTCATCAAGACTACGACGGTGAAACTTGGGCGTGGTTAAATCATGATAGTGTAGAGCCGCTATTCACGCTGGGTCAGGTGGCAACAAACGCAAGGAAATTTGGTGAGTATGAGAAATGTGAAAACATGGTCACCCGTGCCCAATACGAATCCGCACTCGCCACATCGCAAAATCCAGCATGGAACGGCGATGGCCTGCCCCCAGTTGGCGTTGAGTGTGAATATTCATGGGCCGGTGAGCCGTGGGCCAGTGGCGTAATTCGTTACATCAGCAAGCATACAATAATCGTTGAAATACAGGCTGATTCCACTGGAGATACTGAGTGCGCCTACCACCCGACAGATATCAAGTTCCGCCCACTCCGCACCGAAGCGGAACGCGCGATTTTTTTAACTTCAGCATTATCACAGGTGGCACAGCATGACTAAACCAAAGCAAAAAGAAACTGAAACAGACAGCGAGTATGCTCTTAGAATTTCAGAATGGAAAGAGATGAGAAAAGAGTACAAGAGAAAGTGGAATGAGCAGAATCAATCACATACTTCCCAATACAACAAGAAATGGCAATCCGAGAACGTAGAAAAAGTTTCACGATATAGAGAAGAGTATTACAAACAAAACAAACACGTCATTATTGAAAGGGTGATTGATTGGCAAAGAAAAAACCCCAAGAAGTATGCTGATAAATCAAAAAGGCATTATCTTTCCAACAAGGATAAGTTCGCAACCAGAGTGGTCAAAAGAAGAGCGAACTTAACGCAGGCCTCAATCGGTAAAGATGTGGAAAAAGTCTATTCGCAACTTTACCGATACGCGAAGCTACTTGGCGGTAATCTCGAAGTAGACCACATCATTCCGTTGCGCGGCGTGGATGTCAGAGGGTTGCATACCTCAGAAAATCTCTGTCTATTACCGAGAGAAATAAATCGTTCGAAAGGTAATAAATTCGACCAAGAAGCATACTTCTACTTTTTCAAAAGATACCCGAGATGTACCGCTTCGAGACTGTACGCGAGGTACATCTCGGGTAGGTTAGGATAGTTTTGCCATTATCTCATCATGAGACAACCCATCAGTCGCGTACTGGTTATAACGTATCCAGAATGCGTCCTGTTGTTCCGTGAGTTTCGGTTCGTCATCGGGCGGAGACGCGATGTAATCCAACTCAACTGAAGCTTGTTTATCTATCTCACCATCTTCAAACTGATATTCTTCAGATGATTCGAGATTGCGCATGATTTGTGACGGCTTCACTATCCCCTCGGCAAGATACAGCATATCCTTATCAGCGCGGATTTTGGCGGCCTGTGCGATCTGTAATTCGTTAGGTTGAGCGAGTGGTCGCCACTCATAGTTAAAGTCGTCAGGCCAGTAACCCAGCGCGCTACGTACCAGCACCTCATCAAGCTGACGCAACCCCGGGTCAACCTGCGTTAACTGTTTAGAACGGATGGAGTTGTTATAGTTGTTCATGTCCCCTTCACCCGTGGCGTTTAAACCTTTGGCTGAAGTACCGAACAGACGAGTAACAGGAATGTCAGCCGCACCACTAATCCACGTCATGAACGTCTCAAGCACTGGTGCAACACCGCCCAGGTCGAGCGTCTTGCGCTCATACGATTCGTCACCGTCCAGCAGGGCCATCTGCACCAGTGATTTCATCTGACTGAACAGGGTGTAACGCGACACAATTGCATCGTCCTGGTCACTGGCTAACTCATCGGACAACCCTTCACGTTTGACCACATCGACGTTCGCTTCCTGCATCAGTTCCGCGATACCGTCCTTCGAGGCAACCATGTCCATGATGTCATCAAGGCACACGCGTAACTCACTGTCACCCCATCCCTGAGTCTGGACCATCTGGCGACGAGGGATACGCTTACCACTAAAACGCGCAAAATGGGTCCAGTGGATTTGTTGCCCGCCACCGGTGATGGTGTAATACTCCGGCATCATGTAGTTAGGTGCCAGAATGTCCCAGGTGTTCATAGTGAGCGGTGACATATCGTGACGGTCAAACACGATACAACGCTTCAAATCACCTTTGCGAATACGGCGCACGTCGAGCGGCTTTGACAGGTCCTGACCGGTCAACATGAGAATACCACCGCCACCGTACAGACGCGCCCATGTGACAGCCTCCTGCACGATGGCAGGTATCATCAGTCGGTCCTCTTCGATACGGATGTCATCAGCTTCCTTGCACTTGATGGTGCGCCACTCACGGCACATGTCTTCGGCGGGGATTTCCACAATCTGACGAGCCAGCCAGTTAGTCTGGTAAGCTGCGTCAAGTTGTTGCCAGTTGGACAGCGCGGCATACTGGAACGCGTTGTGAGAGCGTTTCGCTTTCCACGTTCCAAGACCAGATACGACGTTTACCAGCCCGTCGGCTGTTGTAGCTGGCATGAGATGAAGGTTTGTTTTAGCAGCCTTAGCCATGTTTATAAAATCTCCGAAACGGTTGCTTTGCCATTGTGGAGCATTTGACTAATTGCATCACACATTGGGTCAATCTGGTCATCGTGAGCGTGTGTATCATCGGCAGTGAACGCTTCACACTCCGTAACGAAGTCATGAACCCATGGGGCATCTTCGGGTATCTTAACATATCCTGACTCAATGTAACCCTGTACATCCATCACGCGGGTTAATTTATTTGCCGCCGGTCCACGTGGTATTTCCCTCACGGGTATCACGGGCTTAATTTTGCGGCGAATCTTCTGGATAAGTTCTGTGCCGGATGATTTATCTTCAACAGCCATGTAACGCAAACGACCGTTTTTGTCATTGCGGTGCTTGTTCCAGAAGTCGGGAATTTTTACCTCAAGCTCATACGCTTCGAACTTGTCACGCATGACGTCGAGGAGATACAGATACCCATCCTCACCCAGTCCCCACAGTTCGGCGACCTGATAGTCGTTATGCTCTTTGGCTTTCTGCGCCGTATCGATAAACACCGCTCTGTATTTCAGCTTTGGCACAACGGTGTAACGTCCGAACCATGACCCCTTCAGAATGCCGCCCCCGAGCGGTGAGGGACGTTGCTGCATCTGACCGGAGAACATGTACGAGTTTTTCTTCTGCATCGCTTTGAGGGCTTCCAGAGAGTGTTTCTGGGGCCACAATGCACGCTCCGTCGGTAAACCCTCGTCCACAATGGCAGGAAGCACCAGGTGACGGAAATTATACTCCTCGTCCTTCAGCAGTGTGCCGCAGAAGTCCTCTTCGTGGAGACGCTGCATGATAACGATGCAGGGAGTCTTCGTGGAGTTAAAACGTGATTTGATGGTTTCATCCCAGCGACGGTTAACACCGTTACGTTTTGGGTCAGAATACGCGTCATCTGGTTTTAACGGGTCATCGATGATAATCGCACCGCCAAAGCCGTTACCGTTCTCAAAGTCGTCAAGTTTACCAGCACCGAAACCAGTGATAGGACCACCCGCAGCCGTCGCATAGAATACACCACCCTGGTCAGTGCCCCACGCTTTCTTCGAATCCTTGTTCGCCTTAATGGTCACATGAGGCCAGAGTTTTTGAAACTCTTCGGACTTCAAAACTGATTTAATTGATTCGGAGTTATCCAGCGCGAGAATATCAGCGTACGACAGATGAATAAATTCACACTTTGGATTTTTAACGTAACACCATGCGGAAAATAATTTAACAGCCAGTTCGGTTTTTGAATAACGCGGCGGCATGTTAATTATTAAATGAGTGGTGCGACCGTAAAATACATCCATCAATGCATCACAAATTACATGATGGTGGTCACTGAATACAAATTTAGTCCCTTTTAAAACTTTAAAGAAGAAACGAGCGAATAAAGTAAAATCTTCCTCAAGTGCGAGGCGCAGTAATTTTAATTCTTTTGGGGAATTAAAATTCATCGTTAAACGCCTTTTTAAATATTTTCACATCTTCGGCGGTAATGTTGATATTCGTATTCACATTATCCAGACCGCCGGACAACTGAACCAGTTGCTTATCCAGTCCCATCAATTTCGCTTTACCGAGCACTGCTGCCACAGCTGCGGATGATTGCGGCGTCTCGGCAGACAGTGCGACGTTTTTAATTTCTTCCAGTTCTGCAACGAGCGAATCAACCGTCACATTGTGGCGCTTCTGGTGAACCTCGCGCAACTGTCGCAGTCTTACCGAAATATTATCCTTGTTGAGCATTTCAGATGCTTTCACGGCGATGGTGTTCTGCCCCATGTTCTTCGCATCATACGAGCGACGATATGCCTCGCTTGCGTTACCCGTTTCCACAAACGCGCGGCAAAATGCTTCCTGTTTCTCAGTCAGAGGTCTTGTCATGATAGCCCCCACGCTATTGTCTCTAATGCCACGATTCTACCATGACTGACCCGTCATTGCCACATACCCCGTTAAAACTCGTTCGGGGTACTTCATCGGGGTATGAAAAACTCTTTACCTTTCAATACTATACTACTTATTACCCTTATACCCTTATAAAATAGTAATTAGTATAGTAGTAAGATAGTAAAAGAATGTATATATACAGCATACAAACAGTAATAAAAGAGAAGGGAGAATATAGCAAGAATGTACGGGGTTTTCGGTTATGCGCGTAAACCTATGATTGTGAAAGTAAATTTGCCACCCCGATAGCTCGGGTATTTCGGGGTAAAATGAGGTATTGACACGGCAAACAACTCATGTAACAATGTATAAATCAAATATACAGTATGCGGGGTTTATACAAATGTACCATCTTAGAGAAAATTGTGATTGCAAAACGTTTCATGAAGACACGGGTCTTTGTACGCTTTGTGCCCGATACAATCATGAGGACTTCGTGAGACATTTCAAAAACAGAACTAATTCTGACGATGAGCACGAGCAATGGTTACTGGACCAGTTATGGAACAACCCGAATAACGGCCTCAGAATCGGCACCAAACGCATGTCAAAATGCGGTCATCCGGGCGTCTACCGCGGTAGTAAATGTGCGATATGTTGTAAGATTAGTAAAGACGCTAAAGCCTCTCAGGCGCTTCAAAAAAGCACTAACCATGTAGACACAATGCGTTTCACTCTTGAACAATTAAACGCAACTATTGAGGAAATGAAGCGCCAACGGAAAACACTGGAACAGGCCATACAGTTGGCTGAGATGGGATTGAATATCGGCAACATCACTTTAACCACTGTCAAGATGAAAACACCACGTCAAATAGCTATTGAGGCGGGTCAGAAGTGGTACATGCCTTATGAACCCTGTAAAAACTGCAATACAATATCTGAACGTTATGTAGCAAATGGTCGCTGCCGCAATTGTGGAGGTAAATAAGATGGGTAATGAAAAGTTTCTGATAATGGTTGGACGTATCCTTGTTGCTGGGTTTAAGCTCGACGATATTAAAATAGAACTGCACAAATATGACTCTACAACTGGAACGGGGTTCATTGCGCTACGAGCGCCGGATGGTTTATTCGAAGTTATTGCCGATAACACTGGAGACAAACCTGTCAGCTACGTTTTAAAAAAGAAAGGTATTTATGAATCGCTACTCATGCAATTACGAGACTAACCCCAAATAATAATAATAAAAACAAAGCCCGCTAAATGCGGGCCTTTTAATTTCCTTATTCCCCTTTTCCTTCCAGTCCATACTGGTCCTTAATCATTTCCACGGGGATTGATATTCTACCAATCTCACCGTAATTCCGATGATACGTTATGACTGTAGCACTTCTTCCGGAGTCGTAACCTCCGTTACTTGAATACTCGTCTTTGGCTGCCAGAGTTTGATGCATCTCAGTAATGAACATGTTGCTCTCTGCTACTTTCCGATGATGATAATGCCCCATGTGTAGGTAGCCAAACTTAGTACGACCGTAAATTTCCCGGAACTTACTGGCAAATACTGCGTCCAGCTTTTCCATCCTGGAGCAGTGCCCATGATGTACACCAATCATTACTTTTCCAAATTCGATTGCGTAGTAGGGACTCTGTTCGTCTACAATGGTCACGCGGGGATTATCGCAATACACCTCTTTAAACATCTCTCTCAACCACACGGTAGACGCAAGGTCGTGGTTACCCGTGGCGATTAGTAGCGTCACTTTCCGATGCTTCTCCAGACACATGTTCACGGCTCGCTTAATCACACGGATAGCAGTCTGGACCACTTTGAAGAAACGCGTATCGGAGTCGAGAATATGTCCGGATGTTGGTGTAACCGCCTTCAGGCCGTCGAAGTGCAGGAAATCCCCCTGAAGGTTAATCAGACACTCTGTTGCGTTGGGTGCCAATGCTGTCGCTGATTTGAACCACGACGATATGAGATGTTCCGCAATGTTGGTGTCGTAATCGTCTCCACCCTCTTCTTCACATGCCAACATACCGATGTGTGCATCTGTTACTGTGTACATGTTCAAGAGAGTGGCATCCTCATCACGGGATATTAAATTAATTTCCTCTAGTGGGGATAAGCACTCTGTAAGCGCCACAATCGCTTCCTGCATCATTTTCAGCTGGCGCTCAGCATCCACATCGGTCTTGACCCATTGCAGCGCTACAGTCCCGTCCTCCTTCACCAGTGACGATGTGCCTTTCACCTTGTAACCGTCTGGTACAAAGCGGGACACATTACCACCGTGACCCAGACCGCGCGCACCGAGACGTTTGATGCGGCGGTTAATGTTACCGGGGGTCATACCGTACTTTCTGGCAATGGCGTGACCACTCATTCCCGCAGCCACGTCTGTCAGTAATTGTTCTTCAGTCAGTACAGTCATTATGCTTTGCTCCGGTTTTTAACTAACTGGTCAATAACAACTGTGAAGAACTGGTTACATCCGACGTTCGGGTAATCGATTGCAAATTTATAACCCTGCTTCAGCAGATTGCCCTGACGCACACTACCCGTGGGGTTAGTAATTCGTTGCACGTGTTCCAGTGTCATACCCATACGCTGCCCGTCACAACCGTTGAACAGCATGTTAGCGACCTGTGCTTCATCACTCACTGCAATCACACCCGCGTGAGCCTGAGCGCCCACCAGGAGCGCTACAAGTGGTAAATATTTAATCATGGTTTACGCTCCAACAATTCAATGTACTCTTTCAGTACGTCCGCGCGATGTTTACCCCAGGGTAATAAAATGTCAAAGCGTGAATCCTTCTGCACCCATTCTGTTTTGTCTTGCCACGTTATAAATGCAGCTTTATATTTCTCCAGTTCCACCACCCGAGCCTCAGCTGCCAAACAGCGCTCCATCAACTGGCAATAACTTAGTGTTTCCATATCCACATCTCCCGTACTTTACCCCCAACAATGAGACGAGTGACACACAGTCCTTCCCGGTCAGCCTGTGTACGCATACGTGACAGCATGGTCAGCGCCTGAACCTCGGTCATATTACCCAGCATGTCAGACAATTTGTGATGACTAATAATGTTTTTCATTTGTTGCACTCCTTTTTCATTAAACCCGCCGAAGCGGGTCGTATTTTATTTATTTACCCTGCGTTGCCAGGTAGCGCTCTTTGAGTTTCTGCCAGTGCCAGCGCATGACGTGCTCGTTATGGTAGTTGCTTACTGAAAATTGTGTTTTCTTGCTCATCTTCATCACCTCTCTGTTGTCGATGAACTAACTATAACCCACCTTGACGAACTCGTCAATATTGATCGCAAAAAAAAAGCCCCGAAGGGCTTATTTAGTTTCTGCAAAGGCCATTGCACTTGTATCACCCTGTGCCGCTGCGTAATGACGTGCTACGTCCGCCGCATTTGTGAGGTTAGCGTGAATGTGTCCAATCTTGATATAGAGACGTGGTTTACCACCATCAATCATTATTACATTGTTCACACGCCCATCCTTGAGTGCCGGGTGCCAGTCGTAACCCAGTTGACGCATCATGTCACGACGTTTACCCACTGGTACGGCTCTGTCAGCACGCATCTGGCGTAACAGGTTGTCCAGTGCCTTACTGCTCACCCAACCACCCGCAAAACCCTGTCGACCCTCGTCGATCGCTTCCATAATTTCCTGTTCGACGCTGCCGAGTGATGCTGTCACAGCTTCGTGTGTACTGCTTGTCTCTGGTGCACGCTGGCAATGTGTCGCCGGGTTAAATTGTGCGGGGATGTCGTAGTTCTCCAGATAATGTGTTACGGCCGCAAAACCACCACCGCGTTTGAGCCAGTCGTACAGGTTGGGGAAGTAGTCACCACCCATACCGTCGCGCACTATGTCGATATGCTCCTGCTGCGCCGTGTAGAAAATAGCGAACCGGCGGTCATTAGCCGTCTTGCGCACGGCGTTCTTGTGGTTACTGTTAAACATGAAGTTAGCACACAGTCGGTGCATTACCTGGTCCTGTTGCATCGCACGTTTAGCGAGGTACTCACCAGTAATCATAGGCTTGAGTGTTTCAATCAGCTCAAGTTTCTGCTCAGGAACGTAAATATCCTCCACGCCGATAAATATTTTATCGAACAACCAGGCGTTAAACTTCTCGCCAATTTCCTGTGCTGGCGGCATGTGGCTGTAGCGTGAACCGACCGCTTCCATTACGCACAGTGTGAACAGTGTTTTACCGTTGCCTTCAACGCCCTGCAACAATGGTGCCCACTTGAACTTGGTTCCTTTGTACTGGACACACGCTGCCATGTAGGATAGCAGAATGTCGCGGTCACGCTCGACGGGTAAAAGTTTAGCCAGATGAGTGAGGAAAGGTGCCACATCGCCCGGGACGCTCGCCACCGTCACCGGTACATATGCGTTGACATGACGCAGACCGTCTTCTTCGATAATGGCACCCTGCGGCAGGTCCGGACGGAATGTTGAGCGGTCAACTTTCGGAAACATGATACACTGGTTCTCGGTGAACGCTTCGAAAGCCTTTTTGGTGGTCTTCTCATTACCGTCATCCAGTGCAAACACATAGCCACCGTACATCGCGTTAAACTGCTCAGACTTCAGCATCTGACCGTTGGGCGTGAGAATACGGTGGCTGTCTGCCACATATACGCAGCCTTTGAAGTGGTCAACAAGCTGCGAGCCGCCAATAAACTGATACCCACTGCGGATAACCGGTGCACCTGTCTCAATGACCTGAGCAGGGGTCACCAGTTCAATCGGTGCGCCGACGTTGTAGTAGGTAGTCTGACGTGCGCAAGCGCCCAGAATGGAACGTCGCATGTACGATTTGTGACTGTCCCATTTAGGACGTGCCAGCGCAGACAGACGCATCAGGCGTTCAATACGTTCACAGTTACCACCGGTCCAGAACGCTAAATGCTGGGCTAATGCGGCGTCAGCACTTGACCCGTCATACTCGCGGTCCTCATCCGGATACGCATCACTCAGTACCTCGACATTGCGCGTCCACAGGTCTTTAAATGTTGCTTTACCACCGAATACAGCCGCAACACCACCTTTACTTGAACAGGCTTTTTCGATGAGTTTCGCATCATCTTCAATCGGGCATGAGCCTTCAGCGTGAGTTGTGGTCCATTCCGTCGCCGTAACTTGCTCGGTCTGCGGGAAATACCGGGCAACCGTGGTGTTGAGCGGCACAGACGCGTTAAACATCATGTCACCCCGTGCACCACTTCCCAGACAGATAAAACGGTCAGACGTGTACAGTTCAATGTGCAGCGGAATATTTTTACAGCTATGCTCGGGGATGGACGGACTGTAACCAAAAATGTGCAAGCCTTTACCGCTGTTGCTCACTTCCACATAACAACCGGCAAAAGTGGTGCACAACTCCAGCGCGAGCGGTGACCAGGTATTATCGTCCTGCAGTGCCCCGTCGATATCCACGCAGAAACGACCGTCACCCGTAAGAATGACTGCAGGACGATATGACTCACCCAGTGCAGAAGCCGCCGCAACCGCCTGAGCGTGAGTCATACGGTCCGCAACGTGCAGACTGACCACATCGCCAGCAGCGTTACACGGCATCTTCTCCGTGCGCCCGGGCTTCTTCTGTGAAGGCACTGTTTTGCAGACGATAAAGTGCAGGGAATCAGCCCCCTGCACCGGGGGATTCATATGTGTCATCTCCGTCTCTCTCTCTGTTTTGGTTATTAAAGCAGGGTTGTCAGCGCGCGGGTGCGTAGCTCCAGTGGCGCAGATTTGGCAACGCTATCACCTAGCGCCATCCCCTGCCCAATCAATTCGAGGTTTTCTTCTTCCACTGCTCGTTGCATCACTGCTTCACGAAGTGCGGACATCTTACCCCAGTGATGGTTAACACTTCCCATTGCCACGCCTGCTTCGGCTGCGACACCATCGCGTGTTAGACTGCCAAAGCCATCACGCTGTGCCATTACATATGCGACTTCTAAAATATTATCTTTGCTCATGAGTTCGATTCCATTAGGTAATTTGTTGCAGTATGGCACAGGTTGACGGAGTGGTCAACTACTGAGAAGTCTTAACCAGTATTGAATCTCGGGTGTCCATTTTAACCACTCTGTAGAACCTTTGAACCCAGTTAACTTCGCCGATTCAAATTCTTTATGAAACATTTGTTCAAATTCGGAAACTGTTTTTCCGTCTGCCACAATTGTCTCAACTAAGAAAAAATTGAAAGGTGTACTTTTGACCAACTCTTTGATTCTTCTTTCCAAACAGTTTGTTATGCCGATTTTGATGAGTCCGCCGTTTTCGGAGCGCAGCGCATAAAGTGTCCCTTCCGCTGTTTTCTGATAACCGAAACCCGCACACTTTGGGCACCGTGTCCCACTATAGATGAAATGCCTCACCTTTAAATCCCATTCCAAATCATGAAGTTCGCAGTAGCAAGTAAATAGACTGTCCGAATTTTCATAAACTCCCTTCCATTTTACAAAACGATATGGGCTATCTTTGCATAGTTCGACAATTTCTCTTCGCCTATCGTCTTCGGGTGTTCTTAGTCGAATGCTGGCCTTTTCTACCGCACACTTTTTACATCGTTTTCCAGACCATAGGAAACGGTGCACGGTGGTTATCCAATCACCATGTTTTTCGCAGTTACATTTGAATTTACTTTTGCAATTTTCATAATTATCCACCCAACCGTTGAAACTGTATTGAGTCCCTGCACACAATGAATTTATTTCATCGATGACCGTGAATTCACTTCTTGCGAGTTTCATAATGGACCTTCTCCTGACCAAAACCGGAAATCACCGCCCAGCCCGATAATGAGTGTCCCAAATGCAAGCTGTGCCTTTTCGTGTTCCGTACCTTTATACTTCCACCCGGCTTTTTTTACCTCACGCGCCACAAACTGACCAATGGTTGACCCGACCATATCAGGCGTGATAACCACGGGGCGGATACCGATAAGGTCACTCGACTTGATACGTTTGTTCATCGCCGGTGAGTCGTTTGCGATACCGTAACGTACCGGTACACCCCGCTCATCCTTCAGTACCCCGACGTTATTGCGAAAAAGTCGCCAGCCCATCTTACTTGCCAGCAGTCGCGCTTCATCCTGCACACGCGCTTCGGGCGTATTTTTAGTTGAGCGTGGGACATCCAGTCCCACCATTGTCACAAGGTCAGCCAGCGCCTCAGCCGTGATACCATGCTTGCGTTGCCATTCGAGAAGTGTGGGGGTCATTGAGACTTCTCCCGACGTAAAATTCTGCGACTCTGACGCAATAGAACAGTGTACGTAAATTTAGAAATTTCTTCCCAATATGTACCATCGTAATTTTCAATACCCCAATAATATTTGACATCTTCTTCTTTTACTTCTAAACCACCGTAGTAGTTACCAATATTCCCAATTGGTGTACTCATGACCCAATCCTCTCTCTTAATTTATCCGCATCAGCCGCTTTGAGCGCCTGCGCCTCCAGCCATGACACACCGTATGTCAGATAGAACTTGCGAAATATTTCACTGTCGCTCAGACCTTCCGCACGGCGATACCCGGCCCACTCCGCTAATTTTAGGTCCAATTTGACGAGCGCGTCAAGACGGTTTTCATGTAATTTAACGTTTCTCTTCACAGCATGAGGCGGTAAACCGTGACCAATCATCTTATCTCGGTACTGGTTGACATCCTCGCGTGCAGCAACAACTTCATTGCGCATTTGTGCCAGTACGTCCGGGTCAAGCTCGTACAAGTCACCGTCCACAAACTCCGGGCCACTACGTTGCGCAGGTTTAGGTACAGGCTCACCGCAGTCAGGACATGCGTCACGGAATCGTTCGTACACTGCCGCGCAAGCTGTACACACGCGCACCGTCGATGTTTCACTTTTACCTGTGCGACGCTCCCGGCGGTCAAGACTCCACTCACGCGGTGCATCCGGTAAACCGTGGCGCATGACGTTGCCCACATGGTCAATAATAATCGCGTGGGTTTTACCTGGTAACGGTCTGAGGGCGCGGCCAAACATTTGACTGTACATACTGTACGATTCAGTTGGACGACCAAATGAAACAACCTCAATGCCGGGACAATCGAAGCCCTCGGTCAGAATTTCCGAGTTAACTAATTGTAATATCTCTTTATTTTTAAATTTTCGCACCGCTGCGAATCGTTCAAGGTCGGGAGTATTACAGCTTATTGCCGCCGCCGGGACACCTGCTTTATTATACTGTTCCGCGATTTCCTCAGCACTTGCCACATCGACGGTGAATGTCACGCCTGATTTACCACGGGCAATTTTCAGATATTGAGCAACAACATCGCCAGTGATGGTTTTCTCATCGTGTGCCACCAGTGATGAACCGTTAACGACTTCGCGCATCTGGTTCAGGTTAAAGTCCCCCGTGGAATCGCTGACCTTAATTTGTTCACGTGAGAAACTACTTGGAGGTGCAAAAATTTTGTAATCGGTCAGATACCCATCTCGTATGAGTTCCCCCATTGCCACGCCTTCGAACATTGTGTCAAACACGCCATCCGCGTTACTTCCCAGGCCGTTACCATCCGCACGACACGGCGTAGCTGTAACCCCCAGCCCGCGAGCATTGGGGAACATCTGTACAGCTTTACCCCATTTGTTATCTTTAAGCACATGGTGTGCCTCATCGATAACCCACAGACGAACAGACGGTAACCAGTTAGCAAGTTGCTCTCCACGCCGGATGATTGTGTCCACGCTGGCGACCGCGTGTTTACTTCCTGCGTCGTAAAATGTCTTACCCAGTTCATCCATGTGAATCTTCACACAGTTTTTCACGGTTTTATTCGAACCGACAATGCGGTGATAGATGCCGTTTTTGGCAAGCGTGAGACTCATCTGACTGACGAGTTCCTGGCGGTGTGCAATGGCACATGTCGCACCTTGTTCGGCAGCGATGATGGACGAGAAAATTACCGTGTTATGCGTAACAGTGAAATCACCCAACATGAACAATCTGTCACCATCTATTTCAAATCCGTAATAATCGTCCACTTCAAGTGGTTCAACTTTAATTCCAGTGACTAAAACAGATTTCTTCTGTTTCCTTTCCGCGACATTGTCTTTGTGTCGATTGCGCACGAATGGTAAACCAGAGAAATCACCGCTAATGGTCATGCGCCAGTAATCACCAGTAAACCCGTTTTGACAGCTTTTTTTACACGGTTTCATGTAGCACGCGAACCCGAGAGAGCGCGCGATAAAAGTTAAATCGTCAGCGAGTTGCTTCACTTTCAGCGTCACTTCGAAATAACCTTTGGATAGATGCCCGTCACTATCTAGTAACCCTGCGAGAACTTGTTCTCGAACCCGACGAGAAGTGGTTTTATAAACCTCAGGGATATGTTTATTGAGATACAAATTGTATTTTCTTAACGCTGAAAGCATTGACCCCGTGTGCTTACCATCACGCGGTAAAAAGTAAGTCCACGCTTTGTTATCTGGTCGATTATGATATTTCCTGACCCTGTGTCCCGTCTCACTTGCGTAACTGTGGATATATTCGACTATTTCGTCGTCGGCTGTTGTTATTGCTGCTGCGTTGGAGTTTCCATCACCTAACCACAGACCTAACATGTACGGCGGTAAAATTGGGTCGAAATCTTTCTCCTCCCAGTCAACAGGCGCTCTCCACCCTTTGTAAAGATGTTTCCAGTGTTTTCCTTTATTGAGGTAATCACGCACTGAGATGTTTTCTATCTCACCAGCGCGGTCATCCTTGCCGGTATTGGTGCGCTTTAAACTTAGGATGTGACTCTCATTGACAACATATGGGTCGCCTTTTACCGGTGTCACCCTGTACATTTTCTCCCGCCCCCGTGCAAGCGACAACACGCGCCGAGGTTTACTGTCGGGTCCCATTAGCAACTCACCTTGCACAATATCTTCTACGGGTTTAATCGAACCGTCATACATTAAAACGGGTGTACCTTTACCTAGACACTTCCCCCCGCCTGTAGCGAGTACCGCCAGGATTTTCCCTTGCGGCTTTTGTTGCCAGTAGTCATTCAGCTGACTAACCAATGTTTGCTGATATGGTCGTAACTGCATCATGTTTTCCTCATCCTGTTGTAATAACCGCTCACATTACCAGAACCCGTTCCCATCTCTACATCTCCCACACTTTGCGCACGTGGTTCGACTCAACCATACGTGCCTTTCTGATTAGTTTACGTGCCACATACATCGGTATCTGCACATCGTCGAGGAACCATTTGTCCTTCTTACTGACCGAGTTGTACCAGCCATAAGAAGGTCGGAGCAGTTGTTTAATTTTCATGCAGCACCTCAACATGACACGCCTGCAATATAGCGCTCTCCAGTTCACCTGTTTTGTAATAGGGGTGTAATAAGTACCCGTGACGTTGACCATCAATCTCAATGATTGACCAGTCCGTACGAACACCACCCGGCACGGTGCGTACGGCTATAAAAGTACGGTCGCCACATTGATATTCGCGGTTATCACGGGTTATTTTTACGCATTTGATGCTCATCTCTCTACTCTCCCCAACTATTGACGATAGCGTCATTGTGCATCACCACCCTCCCCGTGTCAAATTTAAAATTAGTGTTGACGAGTGCGTCAGACTGGTATAGAGTTCACCACATCGACAACAACAGGAGGACAGAGAGATGGGCGCAAAAGTAAACGAATCGATACCTGCTGTAAAAGTCGAAAACGAATATTCACCGGGATTCCACACTTATGAAGAAGTGAAAATCGAATTCAACTCGGTGAGCGACATTCTGATTCTGTCCCAAAACGGAAACGAAATCACTATGGAAATGGGGCAGGTATTTGACTTTCTGGAAGTCATGCTCCGTTTAAAAGATAAACTTAACTAACCGAACAGGAGTCCGAATAATGACCAACCTTATCACCTTAACCATCCCGAACGACGACCACATTGCATTGCGTGCGTTTGGTAAAGCACTGGAAGAAATGGCACTGGCGCACGGTGCTGAGCCGCGTAAGACCATCGGTGAACTGTCGTACAAATTGAACATTGACACTACTGACGCAACTGAGACGCTGGAGCGTCTCAATGACGCCACTGGTGAATTAATGCAAGCAGCGCCGCATATGCCGGATGAGTTGCGTTTCGAAGGTGAGGGACTACACGGTAAACGTAAAGAGCCAGAAGTCGATACCACCGCTCAACAGGTTGAGTCACTGGTCCCCCGTGACGGAAGAAGTATTGAAGTAACTCGCGAAATGGTTGAATTGTGCATACCAGTTAAACCGGATATCGACCCACCCACCACCGACTCAACTGGTACACCGTGGGACGAGCGTATCCACTCCACCAGCAAAGCGCTCAATGCGGACGGCACGTGGCGTCTGCGTCGTAAGCCGAAGGACATGGGTGAGGAGCAGTGGGCGGCATTTGTTGAGTCGATTAAAAATGAACTGATGGGTATCGACGCGCAAGACCTGAAAGAATTTGAAGAAAGTAAACAGGCAATTCTTGAACCACCCGTAACACCACCGGGCGATGATTTCCACACTGATACCGGTGTGGTGACGGAGCAAACTGTTGCGGGTATTCCGCCAATTCCGGTACCGCCGCCGGTAGTTGTTGCACCACCTGTACCGGAAGTAACCGAGTGGGACTTCCCGCGCCTCATGACCTTCCTGACCGAGCGTCACGGTAAGATTGATGTGACAACTGTGAACACACTACTAGCGCAGGACGGTATGTCGTCGGTGCAGGAACTGAACGCCCACCCGGATAAAATTGGTCTGTTCGTGGCACGTGTTAAAGCGCATTTGGGGGAGTAACAATAATGCCTGCGAAACTGACCACCGACAAATTGATTGACAAATTCATAAAAATACACGGTAAGCGGTATGACTATTCTAAGGTCGTGTATGTCAACCAGTGGCAACGGGTGATTATAAAATGCAGGCAACACGGTGAATTCACGCAAACGCCTAACCAACATTCAAGAGGGGCGAACTGTCCCTCTTGCTCAATAATCACAGCATCGAGAAGTAGAACCGGTGAATTTGACAGATGGGTCGCTAAATGTAATGCCGTACATAATTTCAAATATTCTTATAACCACTCTGGAAAATTTAAATCTACCCGAATGGTGGACATACGTTGCCCTGAACATGGTCGTTTCTTACAGGTAGCATATGACCATGTCAGAGGGGCGGGTTGTCCGATGTGTTCCGATTCCGGATTCAACAGGTTGGCGTTAGGTTATCTTTATGTGCTGATATCCAATGACCTACGATTTTTCAAAGTGGGTATAACTGGAAACATACCTAAAAGGTTAAGAAGATTGTCGTACAATACCCCGTTTCACTTTCATCTCATATCTTCTTACCAGTCAACGGGTAAAAGTGTTGAGGAAATGGAAAGGTCAATCCACGCTCGTTTTAAATCTGCCGGAATGGAAGGTTTCGACGGCGCTACAGAATGGTTGAAAACAAATAACCAAATAGAGGAAGTGCTTCATGAATTATCCGAAAGTAAGTGCATCAAACCAGTGGATGAGGTGTCACGGGTCGTTCAATGCCCAAAATATATATCCTCCGATCACTAACGAATTATCTCAATCGAGATTAGAGGGCAGAACATGTCACGAAATCGTTCAGAAGTTGTTTAAGAATGAACCATTTAGTGACCTCATTGGCTCAGTATCGAAAGAAGGGATTGTGATCACTGATGAATTATTCGATGCCGCCAGAGAAGTTTTCAATGTGATATGGGGCGAGTGTAACAGATTAAACAAATTACAATCTTTAAAAATTGAACAACCTTGTAATGTTCCCGGATATGATGGATGGGTATGCATACCCGACGCATGGTTTTATGATAAAAGCTCCAATACTTTACATGTTTACGACGCTAAATTCGGTCATCGCATTGTTGACCCGTTTGAAAACTGGCAGTTGTTAATTGAAGCATTCAGCATTTGCGAACAGTTTCAGTCGCCGCCGGACATTATTGAACTGGTTATTGTACAACCCCGTGGATTCACCAGTGACGGTACGGTGCGCAAATGGGCGCTCACATACGATGAACTGTGCGTGTACCGGCAGCAGGTGAACGAGACGATGCCCCGCGTACTGGACGCCGTCCCACTGTGTATACCAGGACCACACTGTCTCGACTGTAGCGCACGTGCACACTGTGACACGCTGAAGCAACAAAGTTACGCAGGTATTGACTACGTGACATCGCTGCAGACACACAATCTGTCCGGTCATGCACTGGGTGTTGAACTGCGACTTCTGCAGCGTGCACAGGAGATGATTAAAATGCGTCTCAGTGGTCTGGAGGAACAAGCGCTACACGAGATTAAACAGGGACAACACGTGACATTCTACAGCGCTAAAACCACATACGGTCGTAAGCGTTGGAAGAAAGATGTCCCGGTTGACCAGGTGATTATGATGGGGGATTTACTCGGTCAGAATTTGCGTAAACCGCAGGAACTGGACACGCCTGCACAGTGTGTCAAAAAAGGTATCGACCCGTCCATTATTGAGCAGTACGCCGAAACACCTGTCACGGGTGTCAAGCTGGAACAGGTCGACGAACGTGCAATTAAAAATGTATTTTCCCGAAAATAATTATTGACGCACCCGTCAAACTAACGTAGTATTCAAATCACCGGGAGACAGAGGGTCTCCCACACTTAGCAGAGAGGATTTACAAGATGGCTCAATTTACTTTCGTTACCCCTGTTGCTCGCCTGATTCACGGTCACCCGCTGAAACAAAATGTACGCACCGATGATGTTACAAAGCAACCGGTTATCGGTAAAGATGGTCAGCCGGTTAAAGAAATTTATATCGGTATCGCAATTCCTAAAACTGGTGAAACAGACTGGAAAGATACCGAATGGGGTAAACAAATCGTAATGGCGGCACTGGACGCTGAAAACGGTTATGATGCTGGCACTACTCGCCGCGCTGACTTCTCATGGAAAGTAGTTGATGGTGACAGCGACATCCCGAACAAAGCCGGTCATGCACCGAACAGCGACCCGCACAAACGCGGCCACTGGGTCTTGCACCTGAACACCCGCATTCCGTACAACTGTTATCATGTCGGCAAATATAACCCGCTCGATGCGATTCAGGACGTAAATGCTATTAAACTCGGCGATTACGTTCGTGTGAATATCGTGGCGAAAGGTAATAAGCCGTCCAAAACTCCGGGTGTGTATCTGAACCCGAATCTGCTCGAACTGTCACGTGTGGGTGAAGCAATTATTCGTGAAGGTAGCGGTCCGGATGCTGCAAGTGTGTTCGGTGGTAGTGCACCGGCGCAGGTAGCACCAACCCCGGCCCCAGCTGCTCCGGCCCCAGCAACACCTCCGCCAGCAACTGACCTGCTGGTAACACCGCCGACGGTTGTTGAAGAGAAGTACAGCTACAACGGCACGGTGTATACCAAAGCACAACTGCTCGGTATGCCCGGGTGGAGCGAAGAGTTAATCGCACAACACTGTCAGAAAGTAGCATAATCACAACGCCCCGGTGTGAGCCGGGGTAATTTAACAGAGGAAACCGATGATGATGAGATTAACAGCGCGACAAAATGCAATAATTGAAGAAATACAGCGGGATAGAAATGCCGCCGAAGCTACTTTAAATATAGCATTGAAACACCATCACAATGTGGTTGTTGAACTGGATAAACGAAATTCGGAGTTGTGGTCTGAATTGGCGGAAATCCACAATTTGGACTTATCGGAGACGATCTATCAAACGAAAACCATCGATGGGATAGTTCAAATCGTGCCGAAAGAGGAATCCAAATGACCGAACAAGACCAACGACTGAAACAGTTTGATGAAAAGTTAGCCGAACTGGAAAAGGCTATTAAACAGGTGCAGGAACAACGTCGGGAATATATCAACCAGAATGGGTTAAATAAAACAAATGATGTGGAGTATACACGGGGATGAATACTCTTGATGCAACGGTAACCAAAGTGGAAGAACCGATGTGGGATGAAGAATATCAAACATACCGCGTCAAGATTGAATACAACTGCTGGGGAAGTGTTTCAAATACAGAAAGATGGTTCAAAGACCGAAATGAAGCCTACGCTTTAAAAGCAGGTGACACCATTATCGTTTAGCCCCTTAATTGGGGCTTTTCTTACGGAGAGGAACAGAGATGCAAAACGTATACCTAGTGATTCGTCATCCGCAAAACTACCGTTACTTAGGTATAGTGCAGATTTCTCGGTTTTATGAAATTGTGAAATCTGTAAAATCGAGAAAAGAAGCAAAAGAATTTTGCGATAACAAAAATAAAAACTCAAATACCGAATACCATTACGCGGTAAAAATTCTGAGGGTCGAATAATGCACTATTTATCAAAATGCGAGGATGCAACCTGCGGCAAAAATTATCCCGCTGACCTCCACAATTGCCCTCACTGTGGGGCCGATTCGGCATTCTCCAGTGTTGCGCCACTGGACCCGCGGGACTGGGGATACGATTTGGAGACATACAAGAACATCTTCACCGCCTCATTTATTCACGCTGCGACGGGTATGGAGTTAGTCTTTGAAATCAGTGACCGCAAAAACGAGCAGCTGCAATTAATCGAATTTGTGTTCAACCTGGGACGTAGTAAGGCCCGTGGGATTGGATTTAATAACCTGGCATTCGACTATCCGGTGCTGCACTACGTGGTCAATGCACCGGGTTGTACACTGGAACAGATTTACGCAAAAGCGCAATCACAGATTAAGCCCGAAGGTCAGTGGCCAGAAATTATATGGGACCGCGATCAGATTTTCGAGCAGATTGACCTGTACAAGATAAACCACTTCGATAATAAAGCCCGACGCACTAGTCTGAAGGCGTTGGAAGTGGGTATGCAGTCCCCTAACGTAAAAGACCTACCATTCCCGGTCGGAATGATGCTGGACGATACACAGAAAGACATTCTCATCGCATACAACAAGCACGATGTTCGTGAAACACTTAAATTCTTTGTACGTTCACTCGACAAAATTCATTTCCGCGAGGAACTGACAAAGCAATACGGTCGTAACTTTATGAACCACGCCGACACTAAAATCGGCAAAGATATATTTGTTCACGAACTGGAGAAGGCTGGGGTGGATTGCTCAGGGGTAACTATTCGTGAACGTATTGCGCTCGCAGATTGCATACCTCCTTATATCAAATTCGAACGACCGGAGTTCAATCAAATTCTGGAACGTATTCGTGGGGTTGTACTCACGAAGAAACAGCAGGACGAATTACTGACCACAAAAGGTGTATTTAGTGATATGACCGTCACAGTCGATGGTGTCGAATATTCGTTCGGATTGGGAGGTATTCACAGTAGTATTCCAAACTACATTGTGCATTCTACCCAAACACACAATTTACAAAACAAAGACTGTACAAGCATGTATCCATCTATTAGTATAAAGAATAGATACTATCCGGAACACCTTAGTGAAACTTTTTGCGACGTATATGAACAACTGTTCATTCGTCGTCGTGATGCAAAACGAGCGGGAGATAAAACGGTCGATGCAGCATTGAAACTTGCTCTCAATGGAACATTTGGAAACATGGGAAGTAAATTCAGCCCATTTTGTGACCATAAGTGCCTCCTGAGTATTACCATTACGGGTCAACTCTGTTTGGCAATGTTGGTGGACCAACTCATAACTCGCGTACCCGGATTAATAGTACCGCAAACTAATACTGACGGACTCGTCATTTTTTATGAAAACAAATATGAAAATTTGGTGGAATCCATATGTCAGTCTTGGGAAAAAACAACAATGTTGAATCTGGAGACTGACATTGTGAAATCTCTCTATCAGCGAGATGTGAATAATTACATAATGGTAATAGAATGAGAAGATTGAACACTGAAGAATGGATCGAGAAAGCCCGCGCAGTACATGGAGATGAGTATGATTATTCGAAGGTTGAGTATCGTACTTCAAAACATAAAGTGACCATCGTTTGTCGATTACATGGGGATTTCCGACAAGAACCCACATCTCACTGTTCTGGTTCCGGCTGCCCAGTTTGTGGTGGGACAAAAAAATCCAGCACAGAAGAATGGATTGAGAAAGCCCACGCAGTACATGGAGATAAGTATGATTATTCGAAGGTCGAGTATAAAAAACGACATTCAGAAATAATAATCATTTGTCGAGAGCATGGGGAATTCCTCCAATTAGCCGGTAATCATCTGAAAGGTCACGGATGTGCGAAATGCGCGGGAGGTCCCGGAAAAGGACGGCTTCCTCTTTATAACACAGAAGAATGGATTGAGAAAGCCCGCGCAGTACATGGAGATAAGTATGATTATTCGGAATCTCAATATAAAGGTAATCATCATAAAATAAAGATAATTTGCCCTGTTCATGGTAGTTTTGAAAAATTGGCTATAGATCACGTATCCGGTGGACAAGGATGTCAAGACTGTTCTAAGAGTGGATTTAAACGTAACCAGATGGCTTCCCTTTATGTACTTGCTTCCGAAGGTGGGGAATATATGAAGGTCGGTATCAGCAATAATTATAAATATCGCTTGAGGAAATTGAAAAGAAGTACGCCATTTGATTTTCACTTACTCCGAGTTTTATCTGGCATAGGTGGAAAAATGGAATTTATCGAAAAATTAACCCATTCTTCTTTCGTTAATGCTGGACTATCTGGTTTTGATGGTTGTACCGAATGGTTGAAATGGGACAATCGAATTTTAGAAATGCTGGAGGCAACCCGTGAAAATTAAAAGAAAAGGGTGTTACGAGTACAAATACCAGTGGCATCAAGACCCATCGGCGATGATTGTTGCCCGCGCCGCCGAAGCCGCCCTCGTACACGGTGAGGACATCCGCACGTTCATCACGCAGCACCGTGACCCGTTCGACTTCATGCTGCGCGCTAAAGTACCGCGTTCTGCACGCCTGGTGATGCGCTGGCCGGAGTGGGGCGCTGAACAGGAGATGCAGAATACCACACGTGTGTTTATCTCGCGTAATGGTGGGTCACTGGTCAAGCTGTTACCACCAACCGGCACACCCGGTACATGGAAGCGTAAGAACGGTGTCAAAGACGATGTGTATAATGCTGTAATACGTGAGATTACTGGTCAACCGGGAGACCTCGACAGCATCGGTACACCGTGGGACGAGCGCATCCACACGAAGAGTCGCAGCAAGCATGATGCAGTGCGTGAAACCGGGATGTATGTAGGATGGAAGGTGACAGAGTGTGCCGACGCTAAGGACTTCGACTGGGGCAGTCTGGACTATGAGTATTATGTGAAAGAAGCGGAAAAGTTAGTTCTACCGTTATTGGGGTAACAAACTACCGGCGCGTCACTGCGCCGGATTCGATACACGCCGACGCAATTCATCAAGTTCAAGTCGTACTCGTTCAGCCTCCAGACGAGCAATAATTTCCTTCTCCTTACGCTCGGCGGACTCATTACGAATTCGCCGTATGTGACCGTAAATCATAATGATGGTCAACAGAATACCACATAAGGTAGCAAAGATACCGATGGTTTCCGGAGTGATACCGTACTTAGTCATCAACCCCGTTATCGTCGTCCCGCTTGCTACCAGTGTTCCTGCTTGTGTGTTTCCAGTGAAGCTCATAGTATTTTCTCGCTTTGATGTACCACTCAACGACCTGCACCAGCATAAGGATGATGACCAGAGTCGTCGATATGAACCGCAATACCTCCAGCATCGACACTATCCTTTTTCAGTACCGTGAGGATTGCCGCGCAGTATAACATCACGAACATTGCCACATAGACATCAAGTGGTTGATAGAAAAACCACAGAAGCCAACCTATCAGATTAATCGACATAGAAACAATGCTAATAAGCATCATATCGAGAGACTTTCGGGATGTTCCGAACCGGTAGAGAATGCCGGCTACGATGAAATCACAAAATGCGGCGAGGAAAAAATAAATAGAACCGTCCAGATTACCACATAACTCATGGAAAATAGTCGTCGTCACCACGAAGAGAAACGAGGCTCTCCGGGGTCTGACGATTACTGAGGTAATCAGGAAGGTATACATTGTTTATTTGGTCCGACGTTTTACTTCGGCACCAGTTTTACCTGCTTTAGTCTTGTACATTTTATCGCCCTTGTATGTTAGGATTAAGCCTAATTGTACAGCAGGTGTAACAAAATGAAAAATCCTTTAAGTAAACAGATGACCGCCCTTCTCACCGCATTTGCGATGGGCGGTACGGGCACTGTGGTAGTCACACAGACGGACATCCTCAACCAGTTCCTGAACGAGAAGGAAGGTAACCGCACCACTGCGTACCGGGACGGTAAAGGTATCTGGACCATCTGTCGCGGTATTACCCGTATAGATGGAAAACCGGTGACAAAGGGTATGCAGCTTACCGAAAAGCAATGTGACCTTCTGAACGATAAGGAAGCGCAGAAGTCACTCGAATGGGTACGTGAGAATATTCCGGTAAAACTGAACCCGGTGCAACAGGTCGGTATTGCATCGTTCTGCCCGTACAACATTGGACCTACTAAATGTAAGGGGTCAACATTCTTTAAGTTGCTGCAAAAAGGCGACTGGAAGAATGCGTGCAAACAGATTCCACGTTGGGTTTTTGATGGCGGTAAAGACTGCCGCATCAAAAGCAACAACTGTTCCGGACAACCAATTCGCCGGGAGCAGGAAGAGTATTTGTGCCTGTATACACTGGGGGAGAAATGATGCGCAACGTGATGCTCGCCGGGGTAATCGGTAGCATAATGGTTGGGGTGTACGCTATGGGTTATTTTTCGGGTAAAAATGCGGTCAAGCTGGACGATTTCAAGGAATATAAGACAGCCGTCGAAGCCCGTGACGTGCTGCAGGAAAAACTCAATGCTTCCGATGTGGAATTGCAGAAAAAGCAACAGGAACTGAAAGAAGCACGTTCCAAAAAAGTCGTTGAAAAAGTCATCGTCTACCGTGACCGAATCAAAGACTCCGCCACCGCTCAGTGTGTCAAAGATAGCGGTATCCTCGACCTGTATGATGCGACCGTAAAATGAAAAAACTTATCCTGCTGATATCTGTACTTGCTTTAACCGCGTGTGCTCAGGAAGTGCGTAAATGCCC